GTTTAACAGCGTCCCCATTAAAGATGCTCGTGGCATAGCCGCTGGCAATGCCGTAATGACGAGTAACACCTACAAAGGGAACTCCGCTAAGTAGCTTTACCGGGATAAGCCCGTAAGGGCCATCAACAGTAGGATAAGCCATAATTAGCTCCTATGCTAAAGGTTTAGGTTCCAGTGCCGAAAGTAACCTTCGTCTTTCTGTCGTTAAACAGAGGCATACGAGGGTCATTTTCGCGCATAAGGTTGTTGTCAACTGAACTCATCTGGGACTTAGCCTGTTCGTTGTAATAGGCATTACGTTCCTCAACAAGTTCAACCGGAGCCTTACAAAGCATTAGACCACCAATTACAATGTTATCTTTGAAGCGTTCTTGCTCCACAGCGACCATAATAATCTCAGGATGATCCGTAGCCTTTACAGGCTCCCAACCTTCACGAAGTTTCGAAGAAACATTAGTGGCGTCAACTTCACCCTGCGTAGCAACTCGTACCCAGTGATATTTGTAACCCGGCTCGGGATCAGGAGAAGGTAGAACCTCCGGGCGCTGCCAAGCTCTTACGCGAGTACTTTTATCACGAGTATCGTTTTCACGATTGATTCGGTTGTTAGCCATTACTGTTCCTCATTTGTATTGCAACCTGTTTGGCGTATTCATCGAGAGGCACTCCAAGACGTTTCGCAAGGCTTACCTGTGTTTGCGTTAGTATCACCTTCTTAGGTGCTGTGCTCCGCGTAGCGGGTGCAACCACATTAGCCTGACGTTTCGGCGTCCTCTTCTCGTCATCTTCTTCAGCATCGTTCGACATACTGTCGAAGTTCTCTGGGAAGACTTGCTGCATACGAGTATCTAAAGCCTCGTAGTAGTCGTCACTTCTCGGGTCTACACCCGATTTAACGAGCTTATTATGCAACCCCAGAGCAAAGCTCGTCATTTCGTCATCTGTGCCAAACCACGTATTAGACTTAGCCCAATCCGCAGCCCGCTCATCAACTTGTACTGGGGCGTCATTGTTAATATCGTTACTAGAGTCTATATCCAGACTATCTTCCTGTAAAGGAGGTAACTTGATATTATTTAACTTATCTGCCTTTATCTTGGCATTAGTTAAATTTTCTTGTGCTTCAAGAACAGCATCGGAATCACCAGCTTCGTAAGCATCCTTATACGCCTTCTTCGCCTGCGCGAGTTCAACGTCAATAGTCTGCTTAGCTTGGTCAAGGAGAGCCGTCTGGTTTTTACCAACAGTACCCTTCAGAGTACGGTTTTCTTCAACCAACTGCTGAGTGTAACGCTCTAGCTCCTGTCGTTCACGCAAAGCTGCTTCTTTAGCGCGGCGTTCATCGTGATAGCCCTTACTAAAGTGCTTGATGCGTTTCTGAACCTTGTCAGAGTACTCTTCTAGCTCTTCGTCAGTTACTTCTTCCGGCGGATCAGACGCTTTACGGCCTCGATCTGCTTTTGGAGTATCGTCCACAACTTCGATATCAAGCTCTTCACTTGATCTACCGCGCTGCGGATTGCTTTCTTTGCTTTCGCTACTAGCTTGCTCATTACTTACATCCTCAAGAGGTGCTGCACTAGACGGCTCTACCTCAATCTCAACGCTACCCCCTTCCGCACTATTAGGATCAGGTAACGTAAACTCAACTTTTTCAAAAGGCATGTTCTATCTCCCTACGCTGTCATGATGCCACTAGGATCAGGAATAACGGCTTCAACAGAATCGTCGTTCATAAGACGAAACTCTTTACCGTTAACCTTAAAACGCGTGCCCGTATTCATACGAAACATCACGTAGTCGCCTTGTTTACACCACGGCCCTTCAGGGAAACGCTCTTTATCGCTATACGCACTTTCACCCATGTCAATCACAATACCCATGATTGACATTATATATTCTCGGTGTTTTTCAGCGTCCGTCTTAAGTAGAGAACTACCTTGGTAGTGGTCTTCGATTTCAGGCAACGCAATCAATACGCGATACCCGACAGGCTTGGGAAGCTGGGCCTCCCAGTCTTCATTAGAAACATCGTTGATATTAACAACTTCACTCATCATTATCTTCCATATGACTTCGCAAGAGGTCTTCCATGTGTGAGAGCGCGGTGTCGAGACCCCGAATTACACCGCACAATTCCTTATACTCAGCGTAGTCTTTGGAACTACCGCTAGATAAGAACTCCACTGCAGAGGAGCGTTGCTCCTCGATACGATCTTTAAGCACGTCAAAGACGGTTGTAGCCATATGGCTTACGTATTCCTATTAGGGGTTGTCACAGTCTTGAATATCTCAAGATCCAATTTCTCAGTTTCGGCCTTTTCTTTTACTTTGGCCTCCGCTGCGTCTATCTCCAGCTTCTTAGCTTCGAAGAGAGCATCAATTTTGTCAGCTTCCACTTTACGCTGTTGCTCAGCCATACGTATCTGAACATCAGCCGTATCTTTCTGAGCTTTGCGCTGGACTTCAGCCTGCTTAGTAGCGGCCTCCTGACGGCGTAGCTGTAGGATTGGATCTTGTGCCTGCTGCTGTGCTTGCTGTTGCGCCGCCTGCTGCTGATGCGCTTGTGTAAGCTGTTTACCAGCATCAGCCACAAGCCGAGCAAGATTAACTTCCACCTCTTCGGGTAGCTCTTCGTTCGGGGGTGGGAGTGGTGCACCGAGACGCTCCTCTATCTGCTTACGGTAACTAAACCCGAGGTGCTCAGCAATGTGCGCCTGCAAAGACGCCATAATCTGTTGCGCCTGCGGGTTCTGACCAATCATTTGCGCGACCATCGGGTCTTGCATAAACGCTGTGTGTGTTGCGATGTGCGCGTCATGGTCTTGGTAGATAAACGCACGCATAGGCTTACCAATAAGTGCGTCCATATTCTCACCAACCGGATCTTTCGGTTTGAGATCTTCTTTCGTCGGAACAAGTTTATCTGCGTTCTTTACCCCAAGAACCTCGATCATCTGCCTGTGTAGAGCAGGCAAGTCATAAATCTGCGGTGCAGACTGGGCCATCTGAAGGACAGCCTGATACTGCACAACCCGTTGCGCCATCGTCGAACTATTCGGGTCGCTAACAGGGATTACGTCTACTAGAGCATAGTCAGCTTGTCGGGCACTGACCTCCCCCCTCAAGGGTTCGTAGCCGTATTCGGCAGGAGCGTACTCGGCCATGATCGCCTTGAGGAGCTTGAACTCCTGCTTCATAGCATAGTGTACGCGGGCCTGCACCGCAGCCATTGGTTTAAGGGTCCGCTCAAGGAGGGCAAGTGTTGTACCCACCGGAGCGTTAGCCGACATATCAGAGATGTTCATATCACTGATAGCGCCGAGCCTACGGCCCTCGTTCGTAATTTTATCAAGCAACTGTAGAAGTGTCTGTGACGGCTCTTTATAGGGGAGCGTCATGATATTATCACGGACACTTCCAGACGGTACGTCTACATCGCGGAACTCACCCGGCTCAATGGGCGTGTCATCACCCTTAATACGAAGGCCACGAGATTTAAGACCCCCCGGTAAGTTAGATAACGTACCCGCATCAACTAGCTGGCGAATAATAGAGGTACCCGCCCGTGCGTAACCACCAATGATGTGGATCAAACCAAGGCCGTAGAACCCAAATCCCGGCACATATACATAATGTACAAAGTGCTGCCGCTTGAGCATGAGCGGGTCTTCAGGATTCCAGTTGCGACGGATAGCAAGAACAGCGTTAGTACCGCGCTCAATAGTAACAACATATGGACGAGCGACATCATCATCGGAATCATCAAAGCCGTCGATAACCATATCGACGTGCACCTCGTAAATACTGTAGCGCTCGTCGTCAGTAATCGAGTAACCGCCGTCTTTCGCTTTTCTCTCTTCAATATCAGTGTGGAACGCCTGCGGTTCGCCTAACTCAATATCCCGATAGAAGCCACTGACTTGTAACTTACGAAGTTCGTTCTTGGTCTTACGCATAATGTGCGTGACACGCTCAGCGCTCTCAATATGCGAAGCTCCATAAGGTACAATAACATCTTCAGCCGGGACATAGACTGCCACCTGACGCATTATATTCGGATCGTAATAGACTTTCTTAAACGCAGAACCAGCCAACCCAAGGCTGTACAGCATACGTTCATGCTCCGGGCGGTACTCAATCATACGCTCCGTAAGCTCGTAATTCATGTCAGCCTTGACGCGCTCGGAAGCCTCAAGTTTGTCTTTGCTCTCTTCCCCGAGGATCTTAACCCTCACAGGCCCGGAAGCGGGGAACGTCTCACTCATGGTTTCCGCTTGAAACCGAATAGCAGCCTCGGCAAGCACCGTAGAGAACACACCGCACGCACCATCCCACGGATCAGTACGCTCTTCATACTTGAAGCCTAGAACATCCAGACCCTTAACAAAGGTATCCGCCCAGTCTTTGCGGCTATCAATATCTGTGTCTACATAACCAACAAGATCATTGGCGATGCGAGCAAGAACAGTATCGTCCAAAGACTCAGCTAGGTTGGCATCAAAAGACACAGGCCCGATATCTTCTCCGGGGACAAGCGTAATCTCAACACTACCGTCATCGAGTGTCACCATGTCCGGGTTGACAATCTCAATCTCAAGCTCGCTAATATCTTCCTCAGCATCATCAATGCCTTCAGGTGCGGCGTATAATCCTTTTTCAATCGCCATAGCTCATCCTTTAATAATACCCGCCGCTACGTTGCTTAAAATACTGTATAGAGTCCGGCTCATCAGACGGCAAACGAATAAAGCCACCCTGCCTAAATCTCATAAGAGCCATAACAGTAGAGTCAACCAAGTCATCATGACTCATAAACGGAAATCCGGCAATCTCTTCTATAACTTCTTCTGCCCAGCGTGTATTAGGCATCCATACCATACCTGATGCTACAATGTCTGCTACAGAATTAAG